ATGCTAAAGACAAAACGTATTAAAAAACAAATGACAGAACTAGAATTAGCTAAAAAGATAGGAAAAAGTGAAGGCTATGTAAGCAAATTAGAAAATCATCCCAATAGATGTAATCCTGGCGTTAATTTAATTCTAAAATTAGCTAAAGAGCTTTCTCTAAGTCCTGTAATAATTTTTCTATTTTTTATTAAAGACAAGAAAGACCATGATAAATAATCTTGGTCTTTAAAATTCCTGTACCAAAAATGCAACAAAAACAAACAAGGTAAAACTTTCATTACAAAAGACCTCTATTTTTGGTACAAACCTATTTTTGCCTATTGGAAGATAAAAAATACCAAGAATAATCCTGGTCTATCTACAAAATACTTTATAAACTTCATACAACGCATATAATGAAATTATACCTATAAATAGCCAGCCAATTGCTATTGTATTACTTGTTTTCTTTGGTTTTGGCTTAGTACTATCCGCAATTATTTTTAAAGATTCACTAATTTCTTTTAATCTATCTTCTTCACTCATAAAATTCTCCCTCTAAAAATGTTCCTAACATAACTTATTAAAAGTATTTTTTATTTATGCTAATTATTTTAGTTCTGGTGGAAGTTTAGTTATAATTGACATAAATATACTTAAATGAAATAATTAATATAATATATTTACAGGGAGATAGACTATGAAAAACATAAAATATAATAAAAAATTAGACTTAATAATTACTCTTATCCTTGCCATAATAATTATTGGAAGTGGATTATTTTTTTCAAATAAGCAAAAAATTAATGAAAACTATGAAAGCTATGCTATTTGTGCATGGGTAAATGAAATAAGTACGAGCATCAACGATTCTGATTCTTGGAAATATGACGATTATGATATCTCTACAATAGGAGATACAATTAAAGTTTCAGGAACTCTATTAGGGAAAAACAAAAATGAATCTAATGTAAATTTAGATTTTAAAAGAAAGAATGGAAATAATGAAGATCCTATAAGTAATGTTGAAATAATTAAAAATGATACCTATAAAGATTTTAAAAATCACATAGATACATTTATTCAAAATAATACAGTACAACAAGTTGCTCAAAAAACTGATGTTGAGATTAAAATTAATGCCAAAGAATTATATAAATCTTATGATGATAATGAAGTTAATGCTGATAGTTTATATAGTGGAAAGATCGGACTAGTTACAGGTAAAATAAGAAAAATAAGTGTAACTTCAGGAAAACCTTGTATTTCTTTGAGTGATGGTAAAGAAGGTTCAATACTTGGTATTAATTGTTACTTTAGTAGTAATAATCAATCAGAACAAATAGCTAATTTGAAAAAAGGAGATACTATTACTATTAAAGGTGAAATACGAGGTAAGAGTCTAGCAGATGTATGCTTAGATAATTGTGAAATACACTAAAACTAATATAAAACAATTAGAAAGGATTTTATTTATGTATTTTGAATGGGAATATGAAGTTACTCCAGAAGTTTCAAGATTAGTAACTGAAATGTTATTAGATTTATATGATGAATATAAAGATGATGAAAGAATATTTTCTAAAGAAAAAGACCAAGATAAATAATTCTTGGTCTTTTACATTAAATATACAGAGCAAATAAAAAATATAGCCATAAGTTGTATAAAATAATCTTCTCCACCTCTAGTTTTAATTTTTTTTAATCCATAATATTTTCGACTCCAAGGATAAAAATAGGGAGTTCCCATTTTAGTAAAACTATCGGCTAATAGATGCAAAGAATAATTTATAAACCATACCATTGTTACTGGGATATTAAATATACTTATAGCTGCTGTACTTATAGTTAAAAATAAAATAGAATGTGTTATGGTTCTATGTTTTAATCCTAAATAAAAATCCCAATCTGGAACAACACTTCCTAATACTCCTACAACTGCTACTGGTTCTTTTAGTATTATTGGAATTGTAGCTGCTAATCCTAAAGCTACATGAGTTCTTTTCATCAATTTAAATCACCTACTTTATTATTATATTTTAACTCTTAGTAGGTGTTTTATTCTAAATAAAAAAGAAAGCTAAAACATAAAGTAATAGCTCTCTAAATAAAATTATGAAATTATTTTTTGTACTATAGCTAAATCTCTTCTGCTTATATCTTTAGCCTTTAGCATAGTATAAATAGCGTGTATATCATTCTTAAACTTCTTATGTTGATATTGTTTAACACTTTGACTTAAGTATTTTCTAATAGCTATTATTTGTTCTCGGCTAAGTTCTTTAGAATTGAATTTGTCATGAAAATCTTTATACACATAGTTATAAGATTCTTCAATTTTTAATGATCTTGTCTTATTTCTGTTCATTTGTTCTACCACCATTTCTGCTGAAATATTTTTAACTGGTAGTGCTCTTAATTTTAATGTTCCCCATGTAGTGAATAATTTTATTATTATTGGTAATCCTAGTAATGTAATTATGATTAACATAATCATCATCCTTTCTTTTATGTTTTGCATATCGCTTAAGCGTTGGTTGTGGGTATTGATTTATCTTAAGTAATATGTATCTTAAAATGTAGGATAAAATGTTGTGTTAACTATAGGGTTAGTTGTAGGGGAATATATGTGTCCCCTATAAACTAACTTTTTTAATTGTTGTGATTCCTATATTTCAAGAACTCAATAAAATAGAGAGTATGCTGTAATAAATAAAATTTAAAATAAAAAGGATTGTAGATTATTGTAGTATAAATCTGTATATATTACATCAAAATTGGACGAGTTATATCTAACATCATTTAGGCTTGGTCGAGATATTATGACAATAGGAAAAGTTCCATAGCATTGTTTTTGAAGTGTTCCTTCTCTATATAGTTTCTCATAAAGTTGCATTTTTATATTAGAAGTGTAATGAGTGTAGTCTACTTCTAATATAATAAAATATAAACTATTTTTATATACAAATTCTATATAGGCGTCAGGTCTAATTAAACCTTTAAGATATTGTGGCTGTATTTTAATTGTTTTTATTTCTGCGCCTTCTTTTTTTATTACTTTTAGAAAGTCGTAAACTAGTAGCTCATGGTCCTTTAATTTCTTTTCTTGATAATAAATCTTTTCTCTTGAAAATTGGCTTATATAGCTTTTTAATAGCTCCATATCTTCTAGTTGTTTTAATCTTCTTCTACAACTCTCATAAGTTCCATTAAAAAATAATTCTGTTGCTTGAGTTACTGAAATAGCTTTATATGTTTCTATCCATCTGAGTACTTGCCTATCCCTCTCTGTTAGCATTCTTTATTTCCTCCAAACTTATTACACCTTTTCTTTTCCTTTTCTCTTGTACAGACTTAATATCTTCTATAGGTACATCTACAATAGTTGGAGCTTCTATCATTAGTATTTGTCCATTTTCCTTTTTTACATTTAATATTTGTTGCTTTTCTTCTTTGGTTGGAATCCTAATTTCAGAAACATATTTATTTAATATAACAAAATCATCATCTATATAAGGCACTTTAATATTTATTTCACCATTAGATCCGCAAACAATGCACTCACCTTTTTTTAACTTCATAGCATTATTGGAATTAATAACATTTTGAGAATCTATAATAGAATTTTGATGAAATGTAATTCTAGTCATTTGTGATTTTACATCTGTATTTAAATTAGTTGCTGTAGTCCTTTGTAATGCTCCAATTAAATGTACACCTACACTTCGTCCAGCTTTAACTACTTGCCATAATTCTTCCCATACTGGCAATTCCATTAATTCTGACATTTCTTCACAAACTAAAATTACTCTTTTCATTTTTTTACTTTTAAAATGTTTATTCCATTGATTTATATTTCTTATACCATGTGCTTTAAACAGATTACTTCTATCATCTATTTTCTTTTTAACCTTATTTATTGCTATCAATAATTCATTGCAATTATAAGCCACCATTTTTACTGGCAAACAATCTTCAAATGAACTTATCTCTCCCTTTATTAGTTGAGTAAGATATAATTCTATATTCTTAGAGCTGTTATATATTAAGTTTGTTAATATGCTTGATAATAACATTGACTTTCCATAACCTGTTGCTCCTGCTATTAATAACATTGGATGTTCATCTAAATTTAAAAAATATGGTTGTCCTTTATAATCTCTTCCTATATAAAGTTGATTTTCTCTACATTTAACTGGTTCAAAATAGAACTTAGCAATATCTTTATTAATAGCATATAGCTTTATATCATTATTAAATTTATCCTTTTCTATATTAATTATTGAATTTAAATTACACTCTAATATATTTAATTTACTTTCTAAATGCTCTATACTTAATCCTTTTACATTATTTAAATGAGCTATATACCCATAATTGGTTGTTTCAAGTTTATATATACTAAATGTTTCATCTTGCCTGTTTCTAATTCCTGTAGCATTCATTATTTCATTAAAATCATTCTTAAACTTTCTCTCATCTGTTGTATTTAGATAGTTATACATATAAGTACCTGCTATAGCTAATCCTAGTTCAACAAACATTAGCTTTTCGCCTTCTTATTTAGTGCTGTTGTTATAACCATTAGAATTGTACTTGAATATAACACAAACCCTTCAAACGCGCCGAAACCAAATGCTGAACCTAGTTGTTTGCAATTAGTATAAATGTAATTAAATAATCTAATATCTAAATCAAACATATCTTACCTCCTAAAAATCAAACCCATCATAATCATTATTTGCATCATTTTTTTTAATATCTTTTTTCATTTCTTTTTCTAATAAATCTTTAATATATATACTTGGAGATCTCTTGGAATTTAAAAAATCATACAATTCTTCTTCTGATTTTTTAAAGCTTATAGGAATCTTCATTATCCCCAAACCCTCCTTCCAATCCCCTCAAACGCTATTGCATTAGCATAAAAACTGTTAGGAATTATATTAGTTTGTGGAATACGTTTTTTAAACGCCTTATATAATTTTATAGCCCCTCCACCAGATATTAATAAATTATTAGTCTTTAGAGAATAATCCAGTTGTATACGCCTTACAATACCTTCTACAAAGTCCTTATAAATATCCATTGTAAATGGTTTTTGTTCTCCATATATATACAAACCATTTTTAATAATCCTATCTGCATCTATTGGTAATAAATCTAATCCATGCTCTGCATTAACACAATTTATAAACTCACTTTCTAAATTTAATATTCCTTTAGGTAGACTGTATGGTTGTTTAATTTTACGTTTATTACCTTCTTTATAAATAAGGCATATTTCTGTAGTCCCTCCCCCAACATCTATAAAAATACCTTCATATTCTTTTGGAGCACTTATAACACCTTCTGGTTGTACATCTACATCTTTAACAATATTGCTTTGTAATATTTTATTAATTAAATATTCTTTATCTCTTTTGTACTGGCTTAAAGGTAATCCAACAACTACTTTATTATCTTTATCTGTACTAGCTTTTAAAATAGCTCCTTGTAGCAAGTATAAATATGTTTCTTTATATGCTTTCCTGTATTCTGTATCAAATTCTCCTTCCCCTAAGTACATTGTCTTATTATTAATCTCTATTGGCTCATTTACTAATATTCCAGGTGTATTTTCTACTTTAGATATAAAATTAATTCCAGTTGATACTTTAGTATAATAATTACCTACATCTATTCCTAAAATCATAATCATTTTTGCTCCTTTTTGATTTCTTTGTTATATATGTATGCAATATTTTCTTAAAAGTTTCCTAATTTTCTATTTTATTAATAAAATTTTCTATAAAATAGAAAAAGAGAATGAAGTTACTATTCTTCATCCTCTAAATAAACTATATTTTCAGTTTTTAAATTTAACTGTTTAGCTATTTTTAATATTGTCTCCATTCCCGGTTGGCTGGAATTATTTTCCCATTTATTATAATTAGCCTGACTTACTTGTATATATTCCGCAAAATCTTTTTGCTTTTTATATCCTAAACTTAACCTTATTTCTAATAATTTATTTTTAACCCCCATATTACCACCTCTAAGAATAATATTACCATATAATGTTAATAATTTCTATGAGGTGATAATATTGCATAAAAGTTTTATTAGAATGGATTTATGTATTTGCTTATTTTGGGTAAGCATTTTTATTTTATGTCTGTCCATAATTTGACAAAATATTTTTTAAATGTAATAATTTGATAAACAAATATCTAGAGGTGATAAATATGAAAAAAAGATTATTAAAAATTTTTAGTATGCTATTTATAAGTTGCATGTTATTTTCAACAAAAGCTTTTGCTGGAACTTGGCTTCAACATCAAGGAAATGAAGGATGGGTAAATGGTGTTTATTATGGAGGATGGGAATACCGAAATGATGATGGCTCTAAGGCTAATGGTTGGAAATATATAAATAATAATTGGTATTATTTTGATATAGGTGATGGTTGTGCCTATACTGGAATTAATACAATAAATGGTAAGGATTATTATTTTGATTCTATAAATTGTGATATGAAACATGACCAATATGTTAGAATTGGAAATGGGCGATATTCTGCTATGGCATGGACTTGTAGTGATGGACATATAGATTATAGTAATACTACTTTTCAAGACTCTGTAAAATAAAAATAAGCAGTAAGTAAGATTAATTTATCTTTACCTACTGCTTATTTTTATTATTCTTTATTAAGAATTTCATTTCCTGCGTCAACCATGCTAATTAACACTTTAATTTTATCTATATCCATATCTTCATTTAAATTTAAAACTTTTAAATTTGCTTTTTTATTTTGTATTTCTTTTAGTATTTCAATTGCTTCTTTTGTATTCCTACTTAATCTATCTACACTAGTAATGTATAGTGTGTCATTTTCTTTTAAATTAGAAAGCATCTTTTTTATTTGTATTTTTGTTCCATGATCCTCAAAATATTCATCCATTTTTATTTTATAATCATTAAACATTATTTGTTGACCTTGTATTGACTGTTCGGAATTACCTCTTATATATGCTATATTCATAATTTTTCTCCTTTTATATTTATTTTTAAAATTACTATTAATAATACATCATTAGTAATATGTTGTAAATTGAATTCAATTTAGAAGGGCGCTTTTAAATTATTTAGTATAAATATCTTCTTGCAGTTATCTCCTAACCACAATTTAATTATACACTCTAGCGTGCATATAGTCAACACCCCTTTTATTATTTTTTTAAATTTTTTCTTTCCTCTATATAGACACGATCCAAACTAGATATTAATATTGCCCAATCTCGACCAAACTTCTTACAATCTACACCTTCTACCAAAGTTCCATTGGAAATAGCACGCTTTAATGTGCTAGTATCTCTATTATATTTCTCTGCTGCTTCCTTAAGGCTCAATAACTTATCCCATATGTTTTCTTTACACACTTTATTTATCCCCCTTGACCTTCAAAAATTATCTCTTATGCTATATCTAATTTTGTTTTGATTTTCAACAACTCTTTATCTTTACTATACTTTATATCCTACACCCTAGCGTGTGTCTAATCAATGATTTTTATAAAATTCATCTCTTTTTCGTGATTTATTTTTCGACAAAAAAATAAGGGTAGTACATAGAACTTACTCTACATACTGCTCTTAAAGTATTAGTATATTAGTTTATTTAAACCATACCGAAGCTGCTATCGCTGCTACTGCTAAAATAGTAGCAATACAAGTTCCCATAATCCATTTATTTGTTGAGTCTACCTTTTCTAACATTCTTTCTGTTTTTTCATCTAACTTATTTTCTAAACTACCTATTTTATTATTTGTACTTTTTACAGATTCCATTGCTTCTTTAAAACTCTTTTCCATTCGTTCTTCTGAAAGTCGGCGTTCTTCAGTTATACGTTGTTCCATTAATTGCATGTTTTTAGATAGCCTTTGTTCTTGTTCTCTTCTATCTTTATCCATTCTATCTAAAATTTTTTCAAAGCCTTTGTTTTCGTCCATATCTGTTGCCACCTCCTTATCAATACCAAATGGTTCAGATAATCTTTTATTTTTTAATATATTGTTTATTTCTTCATTAGGGTTGTTAATTTTATAGAAAACTTCTTTATTATCATTCTTATATTTTATTAAATCAACAAGATTACTACTCATATTATTGTTCCTTTGATATTTCATCTAGCGTTGATATAATTTTTTTCATTTCTTCCTTTGATATTAATAAATCAAAGTGTTCTCCATCATTTCTAATAACCCTAAATGTTTGTTTATCATTTACAATGTTTAACTTCATAATCTTTTTTAGGCCAATTGGGTTATCTCTATAACTATAATATTCATCCATAATTGAATAAAATACTTTAAAAAATAAACTAATATCTTTTTTAAAATCTTCTAATTCTAATTCATATTCATTGCTAACGCTTTTTAAAATTTTAAATACTTCAAAATCTAGAAATAAGTTTTCAACATCAGCCCCAAGCAAATCTTTGCTTATATCTATAAATTCATTATAACATATTGGCCAATCTTTTCGTTGCATATATATGTTTAATATATTCATAGTTTTATCAAAAATAGTTTTATCAGATTTATATTTTTTCATTGTTTCTTTTATATACTTATTAATATTATCCCCATTATCAGGTTTCATAATCATTCCTCCATTTACCGTTTATTATCTCATTAATTTTATGCTATAATAGAGGTAAGATAATTGAACTCTATTACAACTAAGAACTCATTATTAGATTAGTAATCACATGAGTTCTTTTTTATTTGTCATATTTACATAGTACTACAGTTTGTCCAATTTTTCTATAAAAAGAAAAAGGGTAGCAAATAAGATTTCTCTTATCTACTACCCTTAAAGTGTTTTCTAATTTTATGTGTAATTTAGCCATACATATTATATCATATTTAATGTTCTGAATTATATATATCATATAAAGCCATATTGACTCTAGCTCTACATCTTTTATTTAACCCTTCACTGTATTTACCATTAGATTTATTCCATTGCATTAAATATGTTTCTATATCACTCTTATTTCCACTTATTAATGCTCTCCATGTATTTCCACCTATTAAACTTCCTACTCCTGCATTATAGGCTATATCAACCATGCAATCAAAACGGTTTTGTGGTATTTGAGTACTACCTAAAGCATTTTTAATTTTATTTGCACACTTATTTATTTCCTCTTTTAACCATTGAGTGGCTTGCTCTTTGGTACAAGTAGATTCGATACCCTTGGGAAACGCAGATTGATTAGCAGCCTTAGTTGTTCCATAGCCAATAGTAAGATATGTATCTGTATTCCCATATCCATCATAATAAGCACATTCAAAAAAATCTTCCCAACCTTTAATAAATTCTATTAAAGAGTTACTAACTAAAGAACTTTCTTCTATCCATGCTCCTTCTTTATCAAATTTATATTCTTTTCCTTGTATTGTATAAGTACCTTCCGTATACATAGCACCCATATACCCATTACTTACAGGATTTAAATAAAACCACTTACCACTATAGGAACTTTTTAACCAACCCGTAGCCATAGAACCATCATTTTTTAAGTAGTACCACCTGCCATCTTTATCCTCAATCCAACCAGTTGCCATAGTTCCATTATCCTTTAAGTAATACCATTTTGAGTTATCTTCATACCATCCTTTAGTAATAGTTCCATCTTGACCTTCTACACACCATTTCCATTGTGACATATAATCTCCTCCTTCTATTTATATAACAAAAAAGGTAGCTATAATTGCTACCTAAATTACTCTTGTTTATTTAATTGCTTGCCTGTTTGATTTAGTCCTACTGCTACACCCCAACATAATACACCTTGCAAGAAACTTGTTGCACTAGGGGCACTTATAACCATAGAAAATACTATTGCAAATACCATTAGTGCTACAGTAATATATTTATCTTTAACACTTTCTATATTCTTAAGAAATACTCCAATAACATAAGTTGCTACAATAACTATTGCTAATTCTCCTGGTATAAATTGCATTAAATTTGTTAAATCCATTTTACATACCTCCAAATTTTATTAAACTAAATAATATCCCTAATAAGCCTGTAAGCAAACCACCTATAGCAGTACGGCTTATCCATTTAATAGTATCTTCTAAATCTCTTATTCTGTCGTTAGCTACATTAATTTTTTCGCCCCAATTTTCTGTATTCTTTTCTAGTAAAATCTCTATTCTAACTAATCTTTCTTTAATTTCTTGAATTGTATCTACTTCATTCATATAACACCTTCCTATTTTTAAGTAATAAAAAAAGACAGTTAAAAACTGCCTTTAATTTTTGATTTTAGCCCCATCCGTTGCCTGAATCTAGACCCCAAGGACTTCCTGAGTTAAATCCCCATGATCCACCTGATTCTAGACCCCATGTTCCACCGCTCATTTATATCACCTTCTTTTTATTTTATAATATTAAATTCTACATATTAACATTAAATCCTTTTTAGAACAATAAAAAGAGAACAACTTAACGTTCTCTAATTAAAATATTTATCTGTAATTACATCTAAATTTTCAAGGAATTGTTCTTCTTTAGAACTTAAATTTTCTTTATCTAATAATTCTTTTCCAAGTTCCATACAACTAATTATAAATTTTTGTAGATCTTCATTCAT